TTAAAAGTTATTTCCCAAGTCAAACCGTAAGTGATGCTGAGAAGCTAAGCTACGACTATGGTTTGAAAGTAGGTAAGGCAATTGAGCAAGAGTGGTTCAACAATGATAGGGGTTCCAATAGGTACAGGGCTAATAGCAATGATTTTCATAATTTAAGATTGTACGCTAGAGGCGAACAGTCTATACAAAAATATAAGGATGAGTTGTCTATAAACGGTGATTTGTCCTATTTAAATTTAGACTGGAAACCAATTCCAATTATATCTAAATTTGTTGATATTGTTGTGAATGGTATTGCTGAAAGAGTTTACGATATAAAAGCTTACTCTCAAGACCCATTCGGTGTTGAAAAGCGAACGGAATACATGGAGTCGATAATTAGAGACATGCAGAGCAAGGAGTTTAACGATGCTGCTATGGAGAACTTTAATATTGATTTATATGAAAATAAAAAAGAAGAGTTACCTGAGTCTGAAGAAGAGTTAGCTATTCACATGCAGTTGAGTTACAAGCAGGCTGTTGAATTAGCAGAAGAACAGGCTTTAAATGTTTTGTTTGATGGTAACAACTACGAGTTAATAAAGAAAAGGTTTTACTATGATTTAACGGTACTAGGTATAGGTGCTGTAAAAACTTCATTTAACACATCAGAAGGTGTTACTATAGATTATGTTGATCCAGCAAACCTCGTGTACTCTTACACGGAGTCTCCTAATTTTGAAGATATATATTATGTTGGTGAGGCTAAAACTATTCCCGTTAATGAGTTAGCAAAACAATTTCCACATTTATCCGAGGGCGATCTTGAAGATATAATGAAAAACAAGTCTAACAATAGGTCTAATTATAACTCTAGACATAGCGAGGACAAAGAAGATAACAATACAGTTCAAGTTTTATACTTTAACTATAAAACCTACATGAACGAAGTGTACAAGGTTAAAGAAACTGGAACGGGTGCTGATAAAATAATACCTAAAAACGATTCATTCAATCCTCCAGAAGACAAAGAAGGTGGATATAGTAAAATGTTAAGATCTATAGAGTGTTTGTATGACGGCGCTATGATACTTGGTACAGATAAATTACTCAAATGGGAAATGTCAAAAAACATGATGCGACCTAAAAGTGATTTTACTAAAGTTAAAATGAACTATGCTATTGTAGCCCCAAGAATTTACAACGGTAGAATTGACTCGTTAGTAAAAAGAATTACTGGTTTTGCTGATATGATTCAATTAACACACTTGAAGCTACAGCAAGTACTATCTAGAATGGTTCCAGATGGTGTTTACTTAGATGCTGATGGTTTAGCTGAGGTAGATTTAGGTAATGGTACAAATTACAACCCACAAGAAGCTTTAAACATGTTCTTCCAAACTGGTAGTGTTATCGGGAGAAGTTTCACTTCAGAAGGTGATATGAATCCAGGCAAGGTACCTATTCAAGAGATAACATCAGGTTCTGGTGGTAATAAAATGCAAGCTCTTATTGGTAATTACAATTATTACCTACAAATGATAAGAGATGTAACCGGGCTTAACGAAGCTAGAGACGGTAGTATGCCAGATAAAAATGCTTTAGTTGGTGTACAAAAATTAGCGGCTGCGAATAGTAACACAGCAACCAGACATATATTACAAGCTGGATTATTTCTAACGGCTGAAACCGCTGAGTGTTTATCACTTAGAATATCTGACATTATAGAATACTCACCAACAAAAGACGCTTTCATACAAGCTATAGGTACGCATAACGTCGCTACGTTAGAAGAGATGAAAAATTTGCATCTATATGACTTTGGTATATTCTTAGAGTTAATGCCAGATGAAGAAGAAAAAGCTATTTTAGAAAACAACATCCAAATGGCTTTACAACAACAAACTATAGAGCTAGAGGATGCTATTGACCTTAGAGAAATAAGGAGTGTTAGGTTAGCAAATCAACTTCTTAAAATACGTAGAAAAAAGAAGATGGATAAAGACCAAGCTATGCAGCAGCAAAACATGCAGCAACAAGCTCAGTTAAACCAGCAATCAGCACAAGTAGCAGCTCAAGCCGATGTTCAGAAGAACCAGGCACTAAACGCAGGTAAAGCGGAGCTAATGCAAATGCAAGCTCAGGTTGATTCTCAAAAAATGATGCAAGAGGTTCAAATGAAAAAAGAACTTATGGCTTTAGAGTTCCAATACAATATGCAGTTGAAAGGTGTGGAGGTGGAAGGTAAAAAAGTTGGAGAAAAAGAAAAAGAAGATCGTAAAGACGAAAGAACAAAGATACAAGCATCTCAACAAAGCGAGATGATCGAGCAAAGAAATAGTGGAAAACCACCTAAAAACTTTGAGTCCGCAGGTAATGATATACTAGGTGGAGGATTTGATTTAGGTTCGTTTGACCCTAGTTAGAATTATTAATTATTATTATATTATATTATGGAAGAAGAAAACAAAGAAGTAGTCGAAGAGACTACCCAAGAAACGACTGAACAAGTCGATGAAAGTAAATTTGAATCTGCTGGAGACGATAGTGTTATTAAAGTAGATTTAAATGCTCCACCACAAGAAAAAGAAGAAACTAAAGTTGTGGCAGAGGAAGAAACTGAAGAAGTAGAAGCGGTAACAGAGGTTACTGAGGAAACAGAAGTACAACCAGAAGCTGAAACACAAGAAACTCCAGTATTAGAAGAGATTACTGAAGAAGAAGTTGAAGAGGTTGAGGAGCAAGTTGAAGAAGCTATAGCAGAAGCTGAGGCTACTGGAAAACCATTACCAGAAAATATCCAAAAGTTAATGGATTTTATGGAAGAGACTGGAGGTGATTTAAGTGACTATGTTAAGCTTAACCAAGATTACTCAAAATTAGATGATCAAAATCTATTATACGAGTACTACAAGCAAACAAAACCTCATTTAAACAACGAAGAAATTAACTTCCTTATGGAAGACACGTTCTCTTATGATGAAGATGTAGACGACGATAGAGATATACGTAGAAAGAAATTAGCGCTTAAAGAGCAAGTTGCCAGCGCTAAAAGCCACCTAGACGGGCAAAAGTCTAAATACTATGACGAGATTAAAGCTGGAAGCAAACTTACGGGTGAGCAACAAAAAGCAATTGATTTCTTTAATAGGTACAACAAGGAGTCAGAAGCAACTCAAAAAACAGTTAAAACAAACTCTGATATTTTTACACAGAAAACAAATAATGTTTTCAACGACAAGTTCAAAGGTTTTGAATATAACGTCGGTGACAAGAAATACAGGTTTAATGTAAACAACGCTGAAGAGGTTAAAAATACTCAGAGCGACATAAGCAATTTCACCAAAAAGTTTTTGGATAAGAATTCTGCTTTAACAGACGCTAAGGGTTATCATAAATCTCTATATACAGCAATGAATGCGGACGCTGTTGCAAAACACTTTTACGAACAAGGAAAAGCAGATGCTATGAAAAATAGTATTGCTAAAGCCAAAAACGTTGATATGAACCCAAGACAAAGTCATGGTAAGGTTGAAGCGGGTGGCACAACTTTCAAAGTGTTAGGTGATAACTCTTCTGATTTTAAGTTTAAAATTAAAAACAAAAATAAATAACAATTTAAAAAAATAAATTATGGCAATTACAGGAGTTCCTTCGGGAACTATCGCCCCAGCTCCAGCGCAACAAACGCTGGCGTCGAACTATATCGATTTTACGAATGGTACGAATGACTGGGCACAACAATATTTACCAGATCTTATGGAAAAAGAAGCTGAGATTTTTGGAAACAGAACAATCTCAGGATTTCTTTCACAAGTAGGAGCTGAAGAGAGCATGACAGCTGATCAAGTTGTATGGTCTGAACAAGGAAGGTTACATTTATCATACACTGCTACAGTAGTAGGTGCTGGTGATGTAAATGGTACGTTAGCAATTACTGCTGATATCGATGGTGATACAACTGTTGGTAGTGCAACAAGTAGAGCTCACGCTGTTAGAGTTAATGACACGGTATTAATAGCACAAGCTGGTGTTGTAGTTAAAGCATTAGTTGTTGAAACTCCAGATTCAAACGTGGTTTCGGTTGAGCCTTACGCGGCTGCAACTTTAACTGCTGCTGGTCTTTCTGACGCTGCTGCTACTGTGTTGGTTATTGGTTCTGAGTATGGTAAAGGTCAGTCTTACTCTGATATTACTGGTACTCACAGTTCTGATAGAAGAGAAGCTATCACACCAACTTTCAAGCACTTTGATAACAAGCCAATTATTATGAAAGACTACTACGAAGTTTCAGGATCTGATGCTTCTCAAGTAGGTTGGGTTGAGGTTTCTGGTGAAGAAGGTCAATCTGGTTACATGTGGTACTTAAAAGCTGAAGGTGACACGAGAGCACGTTTTACTGATTACTTAGAAATGAGTATGATTGAAGCTGAGAAAACAGTTGCTAACTCTGCTATTGGATTTGCTAACAAGCAGATTAGAGGTGCTGCTGATTCTGGTGCTGGTGGATCTGGTACTGAAGGTTTATTCGCTGCTATTGAAGCTAGAGGTAATTTAACTTCTGGTGTTACTGGTATTAACCCTGCTACTGATTTAGCTGAGTTTGATGCTATTTTAGCGGAGTTTGATAAAAACGGTGCTATTGAAGAAAACATGATGTTTGTAAACAGAGCTACTTCGTTAGCAATGGATGACATGTTAGCTTCTATGAATTCTTACGGAGCTGGTGGTACTTCTTACGGAGTATTTGATAATTCTGAAGATATGGCATTAAACTTAGGTTTCTCTGGTTTCAGAAGAGGTTCTTATGACTTCTACAAGTCTGACTTTAGATACTTAAATGACAAAGCTACAAGAGGTGGTATTAATGATATAGCAGGTAGCGCAGCTATCCGTGGTGTTATTATTCCAGCTGGAGTTTCTTCAGTATATGACCAACAGTTAGGAAAGAATCTTAAAAGACCTTTTTTACACGTTAGATATAGAGCTTCACAAACTGACGATAGAAGAATGAAAACTTGGGTTACTGGTTCTGTTGGTGCTACTACATCTGCACTTGATGCAATGCAAGTACACTATTTATCTGAAAGATGTTTAATTGTACAAGGTGCTAACAACTTCATGTTAATGAACTAAGCACAATTATTTTAAAGAGACTGGGGTTAATTTCCCAGTCCCTTTATTTTTATTAATTTTATTATATATTATATTATGGCAAAAAAAGCTAAAAAAACAGAGAAGGTTGAGGTAAAACCTCAAGTAGAAAAAATGGAAGAAGTAGTTACAGAGTTTTTTGAAGAAACTTTTGAAGAAACTGTAGTTGCAAAACCAAAAAGAGTTGAAAAGAAAAACTCAATATTAGAAGATGGTTGGGAATTAAAAGATAGGATATACAGGTTAAGGGGTAATAAAAAACCTATATCAAGATCTATTAGATCTGCCAACATACATTGGTTTGATGAAAAAAAGGGTTACGAAAGAGAGCTTAAATATTGTCAAAACCAAAAAACACCATTTGTTGATGAAATGAAAGGTGACCAAAGGTTAGAGCACGTTATTTTTAGAAACGGTATGCTAATTGTTGAAAAAGAAAAAACAGTTTTACAAAAATTACTTTCGCTATACCACCCTGATAGAGAGAAATTGTTTTATGAAGAAAAACCAGTTGCAGTAGCGGCAAACGAAATAGCTTGGTTAGAAATGGAAATAGAAGCATTAAACGCTGCTAAAAACATTGATATTGATATGGCAGAAGCTATCATGCGTACAGAGATTGGTTCTAAAGTATCAGAGATGAGCTCTAAAGAACTTAAAAGAGATTTACTATTATATGCTAAAAGAAATCCTGAATTGTTCTTAGAGTTAGTAAGTGATGAAAACGTTGTACTTAGAAACTTTGGTATTAGAGCAACAGAAATGGGAATATTAAAATTATCTTCTGATCAAAGAACTTTTTCATGGGGTTCTAACGATAGAAAATTAATGAATGTTCCATTTGATGAACACCCTTATTCAGCTTTAGCCGCTTGGTTTAAAACTGATGAAGGTATGGAAATCTACTCTAATATAGAGAAAAGATTAAATTAACAACAAAATAATATGGTTGCCCTTCGGGGTGACCATTTATTAAAATTTAATTTTATGACAAAAAAATCAAAGGGTTTAGGAGACTCAATAGAAAAAATTACAAAAGCAACGGGGATAAAAAAAGTTGTAGATACAGTTAGCAAGGTTATCAAGAAAGATTGTGGGTGTGGAACGAGAAAAGATACTTTGAATAGATTATTCCCTTATAATAAATAAAAGAAATTATGGTAAGAGTAGATGATGTTTATCAAAAAGTTTTAGCATTTGCTAATAAAGAGCAAAGAGGCTACATAACACCCCAAGAATTTAACTTATTTGCCGACCAAGCACAAAGAGAAATATTTGAACAATATTTTTATGATTTAAATCAATTCTCTAGAGTTCCAGGAAATTCAAGTGAATACAGTGATATTGTAGACAACATAAACGAAAAAATAGCAGCATTTGAAGCGATTGGTACTAGTCTTAGTCTTGCGCCAAATATTTATAGACTAGGTACTGTTACGGCTGACGGTCGTGAGGTTGAAGAGGTTCAACCAAACGAACTTTTATATATGAATAATTCTGCGATTTCTAGACCAACTAACAGTAGAAGAGTCTACGTTAGAACAGGTCCCCTCGCTATAGCCGTGACTCCAGTCGCACCTAGTGGTGTAAATTATACTTTTATAAGATTACCAGCGAGACCCACGTGGGGTTATGTTGTGGTTGGAACAAAAGCGCTTTGGGACGGTGGCACAAATTCTACTGATTTTGAACTTCACGCGTCAGAAGAAACTGAACTTGTTTATAAAATATTAAAATATGCTGGTTTGTCTATGAAAAGAGATGATGTTGCTAAAGGTGGTCAAGGACTAGAATCGTTACTAACTCAACAAGAAAAACAATAACAAATGGCAAATTACTTATTAAATCAAACCCAACAAGACTATTACAATGGAAGTGATCATGGTAATTATCAGTTCACGTCTTTAAATAATATAATAAATCAATTTATAGTTGCTTACGTGGGAGAGGATAAGATAATATCTAAAGCCAAAAGAGTTGACGTAGCGTTTCACGCGCAAAGGGCTTTAGCAGAATTATCTTTTGACACATTCAAATCTTGTAAAGCACAGGAGATTACGGTGCCCGCTTCGCTTCAAATGATCTTACCACAAGATTACGTTAATTATACTAAAATTAGTTGGGTAGATTCGTCTGGAATAAAACACCCACTGTATCCTACTAATAAAACATCAAACCCGTCATCCAATCCATTGCAAGATTCTGATGGTGATTTTAAATTACAAGCGGTGGGTACTTTAGTTGGTACTTCAAGTGACATAGTTTTAGATGCAGAGTATAAAGATATTTTAGTTGGGATGACCGTTAGTGGGCCATATATTCCATTGGGAACAATCGTTAGTGCCACTTCAAATTCTAGTAGTATAACAACCATCAGCATGAAAGACGCTGTTGGAAATGCGGTTTTTCCTACAGATGGAACAGGTGTTATTAGCAATACCGGAACAACGTTGACTTTTGAAAGTTCAATTGATGGCTCCTTGTTGTTACCACAAAAATCTTCTCATATAGTAGAAAATTTATCATGGAATCTTACTGATTACAAAATAACAGGTACTGCTTCTGAATTAGAAGACATTGAAATTGGTATGATAGTTTCTCATGATGATTTTCCAGTAGGTACAACTGTAACAAACGTTTACACAACTACGATAGTTTTAGATAAACTACCAGTATTTGGTAGCGCTGCGGTGCCTTCTGGAGGTGAAATAACCTTCATCTCTCCAAACGCAGACACGGACACTTGGTCAAACTATAAATCAGCAACACCATCAGAAAATCAAGACGACTATCAAGATGATACTTATTGGAAGATGAACGGTAATAGATACGGGCTAGACCCTCAACACGCTCAAGCAAGCGGTTCTTTTTATATAGATTGTGTATCTGGAAAAATACATTTTAGCTCTAATATTAGTGGAAAAACTGTGATCTTAGATTATATAAGTGACAGTCTTGGGACAGAAGAAGAAATGCAAGTTCATAAATTTGCTGAAGAAGCAATGTATAAATGGATCTTGTATGGTATACTATCAACTAGAGCAAACGCTCGAGAAAATGTTGTTAGAAGATTTAAAAAAGAAAGATTTGCAGCTATTAGAACTGCAAAGTTAAGATTATCTAATATTAAATTAGAAGAATTAACTCAAATACTTAGAGGCAAATCTAAGCAAATAAAACACTAGTACATGCCAGAGATTAAGAATCAGTTTACCGGTGGTAAAATGAACAAGGATGTTGATGAAAGACTCGTTCCCAAAGGTGAGTATAGAGACGCGATGAATATACAGGTTTCAACTTCAGAAGGATCCGAGGTTGGTACTGTTCAAAATATATTAGGTAATATTCAAGGTTGCAAATGGGATGCTGTACGAGAAGGGTCGTTTACTGTGGGATCTATTTCTGATGAAAAGAATGACGCTTTGTATTGGTTAGTTTCTGGGCAATATGGTGGAGTTGGTGATTACGATTGGAACCAGTTCGCGAGTGTTTCTGACATGATTCTTAGAAAAACATCTACTGAGTGCCGTTATGTTTTTGTTGATCAATACGCTTTTACAATAGACAACAACACTGGTTTAAATTTTGGTTCAGTTCCTCAAATAAGTGGTTTACCAGTAGAGGTGTCTAGTCAAATACAACCCGGTTGGACTGTTACCGGTTTAACAGCTGATGGTGACACTAGTAACACTGTTGAAGTATCGTTAGTCACACCCTCCGCTGAGTATACCGCAAATTTAGGAGTAGGTACAATTAACGTTGCTGATGGATTTGCTGTTCCTTTAGACGGTACAACTGGAACTATGGGTGTGAATAATAATATCTTGTATTTAGCTGGTTACGCTCCAAATATCACCCTCGCAGCACTTGCTGGTCAAGCGGTAGATTTATTTGATTCCTCGCATCCAGATTATCAAACAAACACGATTACAAATGCACAAATCGTTAACTATACGATTGTAAGTGTACAACCTTTTCCTCAAGCTCCACAATACCAGTTGGTTAGTTATGTAGAGTTAACGCTTCAAAACAACATAACTCCTTTTGGTGGTAGTTTTTTTCCTCAATATACTACTGGCAATACTGTTTTATCATCTTCTTATGATGGTTCTATAATTTGGGGCTCATTAACACTACCTGTAGTACCAAACCCTATTACTGTTCCAATTCCTAACAACCTTATAAACCACACTGTAGGCGCGGCTTTGTCTGTAGGTGATCCAGTTTCTTTTGGGTTTACCACCGGGTGTATTGGAGCAATAAATAGCGCTAACCAATTTACTCTTGTTAATTGTTCTACCGCAGCTCCAATAGCTATTGATTCTGGTAGCTTTAGCTTTACGCTTCCTCTAAATACTACAATACAACTTAACACGGATTTAAATTTATCCTCAAGCTTCCCACTTCATGAAAGTTTAGTTATTGAAAAGCCTAGAGTTTTAAATTTTAACCATGGTGATTACATTACTGGTATTAACATTATAGACGACATGCTGTTTTGGACTGATGGAAAAACAGAACCAAAAAAAATAAACATATCACGTAGTATTGAGGGTACGAATCACTTTTACACCAACACAAGTGGTTTATTGACCCCAGAGCACACTAAATTGATTGTTGATGGTGATGAAAAAGGCCTCATAAAAGAAGAGCATATAACAGTTATCCGAAAAGCCCCCTTGCACCCTCCTTACTTAGAAATAAAATCAACTGCAGGAGAGGGTCTTACGAGCGGTGAAGATGTTGTTGCTTCAGGCGCGTTGTTTACCGATATTAGTGTTGGAGAGTTAATTACACTAGTTTTTACTGAAATACCAGACAATCCATTTGGGTTTAAAGTAGGTGATATAATGCTTTTATCAGACAACATTGATGACTTACCTGACGATTGGAAAGTTAGAGTTAGTATTCAAAATATAAATTCTTCAGGGGGAACTTCAACGTTTGTTGTTAAAATTGAAACAATATCTCCCTCGCTTAACGCCACGGGTGTTGAGTGGTATGGGCACTTAGAAAAAGAACCATCTCTTTTTCAACGTAAGCTACCAAGGTTTGCTTACAGATACAAATATGAAGACGGGGAATATTCTTCTTTTAGCCCGTTTACAGAGGTTGCCCTCGCACCTAGCGGTTTTAACTATGAAGGTACTGAGGCATATAACAAGGGCGTAATTAACTCAATTAAATCTTTAAAGATACAAAACTTCGTACGACCAAATATACCTTTGGATGTTGTTGGTATTGATTTACTGTATAAAAACGAAATAGACCCTTCAATATACTTGTTAAAAAGTATTTCTCCTAATGACGTGGTTATGCGGGGGCAAACCGAAAACTATTGGAATACCGCTGGTAACTCATCTGCAAACAACGCTAGTAAAGGTTCTTACGAGGTTTCTTCTGATAATGTAATGCTAACACTTCCTTCCTCTCAAAGCTTAAGAGCTTGGGATAATGTTCCGAAAACAGCTATAACCCAAGAAATTACTGGAAATAGAGTTGTTTACGGTAATTACACTCAAGGGTATGATACCGTGCAACCTGATATAAAAGCATGGCTTGGGAGTAGGGATATTGACGAGGACTCGAACGTGGGTGAAAAATCTATCAAATCACTTAGAGACTATGATATTGGTGTTGTTTGGGGTGATAAGTACGGCAGAGAAACTCCTGTTAAAACATCTGGATCTTCAGGATCTATTGCAGTACCTAAGTCCAAGTCTACCAATAGTAGTTACATTAATGTTGATTTAAAAAACTCCCCTGATTGGGCGGAGTATTATAGGGTTTATATCAAGGAAACCTCTAGCGAGTACTACAACTTACCAGCTGATAGAATATACGATGCGGCGGATGGGAATGTTTGGGTTTCTTTTCCTTCTGTGGATAGAAACAAAGTGGATGAAGATACGTATATTATATTAAAAAAAGGACCTGAATCGGATGATATGATAACCGAAGAGGCTAGGTATAAAATAGTAGCAATAGAAAACGAAGCCCCTGAGTATATAAAAACAACTTTCGAAAGACTGGTGCGCACAAACACCGACGGCTCTAAAGGTGCCCACTCTTGCCACATGTATTCTGGTTCGACCGGTAACAGTGTTTGTACTTTTCCTTCTGGCGGTAATGCTCCATACCCTGGAAGAAAAGGGTTTAGTATTGATTCTGATATATGGTCAGAAAGAGAGCATCTAACCACTCCTTGGCCTGCAAACCACGGAATGCAACTAACTTCGCCAAGAGTTCTTTTTAACGAAGTTGTTCAAAACAATAGCGGCTCTACCACTGACGAAATGTATGTTAGTTTTGCAAAAGAAGAACCAGATGCTGACGGGAATATGATTCCAAGATACACTGATAGGTATCACGTTGTTAGTGTTGAAGACCAAGAGGTTGTTCAAACTGGTGGGCTGGGCTACTATTACATAAACCTAGATAAACCAATAGTTTCGAGAGATGGTTTTATAACAGAGGTAGTAAATCTATCTAGCGACAATATACATATTCATTTTTGGAAAAAGACAATAATAAATAAACCTGAGTTTGATGGTAGATTTTTTGTTAAAATAAAATCAGATGCCACTGTTCAGGGGAATTTAATATCACCACCTTCTGCAAGTGATGATTTAATGGTTATAGATAGTTTTAGTCTTTATAAGATAGCAGACGACGATATAAGTTTTAGTTACGGAGGTACTAGTAGTACTGCAAACTTTCTTCCTTCAAATAATGAAAAATATCTTTTTCATATTGACGACAATACCGAGCACGCTCCTTCGAATGTATCAACAGCGACAAAGAGTGATTGGGAAAACTTATTAAAGTTTGGTGGCAGTACTAGGCGTTCTGGTTGGTTTATCGATAGTGCTACTTTTGCTAGCAAGCAGGGTGGGGGTCAAGATTTACCTTCTAGTGGTGAGTTGTCTTATGATAACGTTGAAACCCTTATAGTAAATGGTAATAGTAGAAGGACATGTAATATAACAACTTTTGTTTCTCAAAAAGTTGTTGGCCTTAGATACCCACCTTATCTTCTTGGTGGAAGTGAAGCTGCTTCTATTACTTTAGCTGATTTAGATAATATTTTTGGAATTAACATATACAGTCAAAATGTTGGTGATGGTAAAAGTAATGGTCAGGTGGCAATGAGAGGCGTGCACACTCAAGGATCTGGTGATAATTATATAGATATCGCGTATTCACAGTTTGGACCTGACGGACCCGGTAGCGATGGAAAAACAACAAACTATGACTTAGACTGGCGTATAGGCGATCCAGCTAACCCTAGTACAGATCAAGAAGATGTTGTCATTAACAATCTAAATCCTGAAACTCTTTTTCGTGTAAACGGAAGTAGTGTTATATATAAGATATTAGGTGTTCATAAATTCAGGTTGTTTAACTACCATGGCGCAAAACGATCAGGGGTTGTTAAAGTTTCTAAAAATGTTATACCAATTCATGGAACTCTTTGGAACACCACTCACACGGCACAGGTAAAGGAGATGAGAAGGAAGCAAAATCGTAGAATAACATATAGAATACGATATGAAGCGAGTGAGGTTTACTCTCCAGATGCTTATGCTAATGGCGATGCTTTAGATAAGTTTGGTGAGCCTATTGCTGGAATAACCGCTAACAACGGTAGTAATGAGGTAATTCAGTTTTTAACAGAGTTTTCGGTGGATAAAGAAAACCCTATAAGCATTAATCCAGCAATTTTTGAAACCGAACCTAAAAATGATATTGATACAGACATATACTACGAAGCTAGCTCTAGTCTTGCAACACTACCTTTAACAAATAAAAACAAACATTTATTTATACCCGTAGGATCTACGATAGTTCCGCCAGTTGGCACTGATTTTCCAGAAGGAATATTTATTACTTCCTGGGAAAGTATAAACCCATTCTCACCACAGTATATTATTAATCTTTCCACGCCACTAGACTTGGCGAGTGATTGGGGCCCACTAAACTCCCAACCACTTGTTTACGTAGAAAAGGATAATGGTGAAATTGTTTCGTTTAAAATTATTAATGGACAAATGGACCCGAGTAATACCGTGGTTCTAGCACTAGAGATAGAGCCTGAAGAAGAAGTTGGTTTAAGCTGGTTTAATTGCTGGTCTTTTAACAATGGCGTTGAGTCTAATAGAATTGGTGATACCTACAATAAGCCTTATATAACTAATGGTGCTACTGTTTCTTCCTCTACAGAGGAATTAAAAGAAGAAGAGACAAGAAAGAACGGATTAATATATTCTGGTATATACAACTCTACAAGTGGTGTAAATAATCTTAATCAATTTATTGCTGCGGAAAAAATCACAAAAGATATAAACCCTATTTATGGTAGTATTCAAAAGCTATACGCTGGTTGGGGGCAAGGCGGTGATTTAGTAGCGCTTTGTGAAGATAGAATATTAAAAATACTAGCTAATAAAGATGCCTTATATAACGCTGATGGAGATACAAATGTAACTTCAACAAACAATGTTCTAGGCCAAGCTATACCTTATTCTGGTGAGTATGGTATATCTAAAAACCCAGAATCATTTGCATCGGAAGCTTATAGAATCTACTTTACAGACAAGGTTAGAGGTGCTGTTATGAGGTTGTCTATGGACGGGTTAACACCTATATCAAATCATGGTATGAAAGATTGGTTTAGAGATCACCTAAAACTAGGTGATAAACTAATTGGTAGTTATGACGATAAAAAAGATGAATATAATATTACTATAAAAGGTGATACTATTGCCAAAACAGTTACGTTTAGAGAGGACGTAAAAGGTTGGGTAAGTTTTAAATCTTTTTTACCTGAAAATGCTATTAGTTGTGCTAGTGAGTATTACACATTTAAAGATGGTAAGTTATGGAAACACCACGCTGAGCAGTATGATGCTCTTGGTAAGGAGATTAATAGGAACACCTTTTATGGTATGCATAATAGTAATAGCTACTCTACTTTTACCGCTGTTTTAAACGACTTACCTGGAAGCGTTAAATCCTTTAACACTATAAACTACGAGGGTAGCGACTCAAGGGTCATTGCTAACTTATTGGATGACCAGTATTATAATTTATCACCAAAACCAGGTTGGTACGTTGATTCATTGATTACAAATAAAGAGTCTGGAAGCGTAGATGAGTTTATAGAAAAAGAAGGAAAATGGTTTAACTATATAAAAGGTAAAAACATACAACACTCCCTCGATCAAATAATAGTAAATCCAGACGGAAGTTCTACTTTCGACCACGCGAGTTTTGCAATCCAGGGGATTGGAAGATTAAGTAATATTCCAGTTAATACAGCCGTGCAAGGTTGTACGGATGCTAGCGCTTCGAATTACGATCCTAACGCAACTAATGATGATGGTTCATGTATTCCATTTACGTATGGTTGCCTTCACCCGTCTGCGGATAACTACGATTCTAACGCGAATACAGATAGCGGAAATTGCACTTGGACAGGGTGTACGTGTGATGTTGCAATTTACCCGAATGGATGTACTAACACAACAACCTTCCCAATGGAAGCGGTGAATTACCAATTACCAAACGTAATGCCAACAACCCCTCCGTTCCCCGGAATAAGCGACGATGGTAGTTGTACCGCTTTGGAGTATGGCTGTACAGATCCTACGGCTCTTAACTACAACCCAGCAGCAAATACAAATGACGGAAGTTGCACGGCGATGACTAACGGATGTGCAACTCAAACCGCTAGTAATTATGACCCCTCAGTATCAACAGATAATGGGACGTGTATCTGGTATGGGTGTCAAGATGTTACCGCGAATAATTACTACATTGATATTGAAACTGCTGCGTGGGTAAACGAAGTTAATAACTACCAACCTTTTACTAGTGCCTATGGACTACTAGACGCAACATGTACTTATGATTCTGGTTGTACTGATTCTTTCGCATCTAACTATAACGCTACAGCTACCGTAGATGATGGCAGTTGCATGTATTGTGTAAACATTGCCTCACCATCCCCTACACCTGATGCTAATAACGCTTCAACTCTTACAAACACTTATTTTACAGCAAGCGTAGCGTCGGACGAAACAATTTCAAATGCTAACGACGGTGTTATTAACATTGATATCTCATTAACATCTCCGTATGGAGATAACGGCGTACCAACACTTACTCATAGTAATGGCGTCTCCTATTCTAGCACTATGATTTTTGGGCAGGTGCATGTGTTTAGTGGTTTACCTCCTGGTACTTACGATTTAAATATTACTCAAGGAACGAATAGTTATATTGGAAACCAAACTAACCCTTGTTTGGTTGGTTTTAACGCGTTATTAACGGTGAATCCTGGTCCACCAGCTCCAACTCTTGGTTGTACTGATGCAGCTGCAGATAACTATAACGCTGCGGCTACTCAAGATGATGGTTCTTGTGCTTACACTATTTCAGGATGTACAGATGCTGCTGCAACTAATTATGATGCTTCAGCTACAGTAGATGATGGTTCTTGTGCTTACACTATTTCAGGATGTACAGATGCTGCTGCAACTAATTATGATGCTTCAGCTACAGTAGATGATGGTTCTTGCGTTTACGCTTCTGGTACACTCCAAATAGGCGATAGTGCTCTTGGCGGGATAATAGGATATATTTTCCAATCTGGAGACCCTGGATATATTGCTAATGAAGACCATGGTATTGTAGTGGAAGTTACCTCAACTCAAGGTGCTAATAATTGGGGTTGTGACTTTGTTAACGTTTTAGGTTTAGGTGATGCTATTGGAGATGGACAAAACAACACGGCTACTATAATAGCTCAAAACTGTACAAACACTCCTACTGTTGCTAACTTAGCTAACAACCATATAGACGGAACGTATACAGACTGGTTTTTACCATCGATAAATGAATTGGTGCAAATTCATAACGGTATTGGCCCTGGCGCAACGGGAACTAACTCAAATAATGTTTCAAACAATAATATTGGTAATTTCAATCCTTTCCAAAACTGGAGTTCTAGCCAAGCTACCCCGACTTCGTCCGTTCATGTTCTTGATTTTAGCACAGGAGTTCTATCAACAGTGGGTAAAAGCTCATCATTACCTGGGCGCTATGCTAGATATTTCTAAAATTAATTAATTAATATTAAACTTAACAAATGGCTATATTAAACGCTCAACTAATTTTTAATAACATGAACATATCAGTTCAAGTTGGTGATATTATTTATTACACGCCTATAGTACCACAGGGTGGTTTTACGCAAGGGGCTTTGGTGAATACTTTAATGTTGGGTTCAATATTAAGTATAACGCCACTTGGTAACGGTACAACTAGGATTATAGTTGAGTATGATAATACAATATCTTCACTACCTGGAAAAAATGATTTTATTTCGTTCGCAAAAGATAAGAGAGTAAATACGTCTAGTATATTAGGATATTATGCTGACGTTAAATTTGTTAACGACTCTACAGGTAAAGTTGAGTTGTTCGCCATTGGCTCAGAGGTTTCAGAAAGCAGCAAATAAATAAACAATAACACATGAGAACAATAATAACTTTTGATTTAGATTTATCAGACTTACCAGCTACAAGCGAGCGTAGAGGCTTTACTATATATGGGGATAAAGGAGCTAAGTTTAAATTAGAAATTAAAGACAATACCACTGGTTATTATTATAATTTTGTAACTAATATCTTTCAAGTTAGTCCTTCTAGCTTACAAGAAGAGATTGTTAGCAACCCGTATGCTGGAAGCATAACGTTTCCAGCTATAACAGGTTCTGATGATCAGTATAATATATTTTTATATGCAGTGCCCTCGTCAGATCCAGAACTTTCAACTATCCATAATACTTACAACGAAGTTAGATTTGGTGATGGCTCGTTAGATATTAACAGCTCTACAGGGTCTAACTCTTTGATGATGCAAAAAGTTATATATCAGTATGCGGCCTTAACACTAACGCTACAGGGTTATTCTCCTAATAACACTGTCGCTGGAACCATGGCAACAGACACTATTTCTATTAATAGAGGAAAACGTCAAGCTAAAACAGCTTTTTCTTTTACAGCTACCGCTGGCGCTACTGCCGCTTATAGGGTTTTAAAACAGCCAGTAGCAAATGATATTTTGTCTTTTGTTTCACCTGTTGTTGGATCTGCTCCAATTGATTTACCAGGAGAAAACATATATCCAGCTGTTAGCAATACAGAAAACGTAGATGGTGTTATAGCAGGAGGGGTTAGTAACGTTAAAGTAGTTATGGATACTAATGTCGCTGATAAAATGGTTGTTGGAGATAAAATAACAGCTGCGGTATCAACTGACACGGTAGATGGCGCTATTAGTAGTGGAGAGAATGTGGTTATGGACAATAATGTGGCTGGAAAAATGGCTGTGGGAGATCGAATAACATCAAGTAGCACTTCTCTTTCGAATGATCTCCGTTTTGAAGCTACGGTAGTGACTGTTGTCGCTTTAGATCCAGACGGTGATAACGCTAAAGAATTTACAATGTCTGAAGCGATGGTTATATCAGATGGGGCAACTTTAACTTTTTCACCAAAGTGTAATAGGAGTTTAACCACTGTAGTTGCTTTAAATCCAGACACGGATAATGTTAAAGAGTTTTCAATGTCTCAAAATGTTGGGCTTTTAGATGGTGTTACCTTAAGTTTTAGCAATAGAAAAAACTTTAGCTGGCCTATTAATAAATATGCCGATATACTTACAGAAGACATGATAGTTGTGCCTGCTACAAATGTTACTGCAGACACATCTGTAGGTGTTTACGAGGATACTATAACTTTATTTGAGGGAACTAAAGAGGCAAAAACAATAATTAAAAATGAAAGACCAGGGCTAAGTACTTTAGCTAAAAAACCAACCGTAGTAAAAGGTTTGGTTACTGTTCAAGAGGGGCAAATTGTTTTTGACAAACAACAGGTGTTGGCTTTAGCTGGTACTTCGTTAAAAATTGGTGGCTATGGAGAAAGTGAAATATTAAGAGTGTATGGTTGGGAGGTTAAATTTACAGATTTAGCTATTGCTTTAACCGCGCCAACCACAACAACAACTGAGGCAACTAGTGCTCACGCAACGATAGCTGTCGCGGATAGAGAAGGTATTATTAACAACGTTTCAACTGTCAGTGGTGTAGGAATAGATCCTTCAGTAGCAAATCCAACGTTGACAACTGGTGGAGGTTTGGATGGCGCTGGCGACTGGATCATGAGTGCTGTTCAAACTTTAGAAAATGGTATCACTTTAACAGTGGGTAACACCGGTAGGATAGCTACTATAACTGGTTATATAGAAATTGTAAAAGCAGGTACCGCCGATCAAACGTTAAGATTTGATATTGAGAAACTACTTTCCACATCGGCTCCATAGTAAAAAAACAAGCAAAACTGTGACTATTATAGATATAAATTAAATTAAATTATGTCTAAAAATGAAGTTTCTAAAAACTCTAGAGAAAAAATATTAAAACTAGAGGAGTCGTTATTGTGTATAGCAGATGGCATAAACGTAGAGGGTGATGGAAAACAGGTTGTCACAGATAGCAAGATAGCACCAATAAAGCACTCGTTTGCCGACGGAGTCTATATCAGACAAATGGATATGAAACAAAGCAGCGTAGTTGTTGGCGCAATACACAAACATTTACATGTTTGGTTTTTACTGACCGGCAACATTACGGTAGCAACAGAAGACACAACAGAAGATTATATAGCTCCATGTTACGTTGTTTCAACGCCTGGAGTTAAAAGAGTTATACTTGCAAATGAAGATTCAATATTTGTAAATATACATAAAAATCCTTCTAACACTCAAGATATTGATGAGTTAGAAAAAGAAATAGTAGCTTTAAATTATGAAGAATATGAAGAATATATTAATAAAAACAAGTAAGATATGGCATTTGCAGCAGTAGCAATAGTAGGCGGCGTGGTAGCAGGGGTTAGCGGCTTGGCTAAACTTGGTATGTCTTTAGCTGGTAGAGGAGATAGAATAGAAGAGCAAGACGCGGCTAGGGAAGAAATGAAAAAATACAAAGAGCAATACGAAAACCTAGATACTAGTAATTTATATGCAAACGTGAGCAATCAGTTTACCAATATGGAAAACACATACGAAGATATGACTGTTAACCAACAGCAAGCTCAGTTTGAAGCCCAACAAGGCGCTCAACAAAGAGCTAACATAATGCAAGACCTTAGAGGAGCAGCGGGTGGATCTGGTATAGCTGGTTTGGCGCAAGCAATGGCTCAACAAGGTCAACTAGCAACTCAAAGAGCTAGCGCAAGTATTGGAGCACAAGAAGCCGCGATACAAAAACTAAGAGCTGGTGAAGCTAGTAGACTACAAACACAAGAAAGGGAAGGCGAGGTATACGCGCAAGGACAAAGATTGGAAGGAGCTGAAACAGCGAGAGGATTAGAGTGGAGTAAAACAGGTACTTTACTTGGTATGTCACAACAAAGACTTGGGGCTGCTAATCAAGCTAGAGCACAAGCTAAAGCACAACAAATGAGTGCAGTTGGCGATATAGCAAGTGTTGGAACGCAAATGATGACAACTGGAATGAAGATGGGTGGTGGTGGAGCGCCAACAGTGCCAATGGAATCACTAAACGCAGAATTAAAA